AAGACTTTTCGGCTTCTGCTGTTTGTCCTGCTAAAATCTTTTCCTCTTTTAGATTACCAAAATAAGCTGGGTAAGTTTCTTGTAATTCTTTTACCGCTATCATTCGCTCTTTATACGATAGTGTCGTATCTTTTGCAACTTCTAAAAGTGTTTTAAGCCTTAATTGTTCCTCAACAGCATCCTTTCGCCCTTGTACGTTTATATCGTTTAATTGCTTTTGCGATTCTTTAATAGCATCAATTCCTTTTGAAGCTGAAAACGCTTTTGATGCAAATTCAACTATATCTTTTCCGTAAATCGTTAACAATGTCACCCCAACTGATAAGGCAGTACCCAAACTAAAAAAAGACCCTGCTAACTGCGACAATACGCTTTTCGTTGGCTGTCCTTGGGCTTGTAACTCTTTGTTTTGGCGTATAACTTCCTGAATTGAATCGAAAAATATCGGTAAGTTGTTCGATATAGCCATAAATCCCGTTTGTACGCTGTTTGCAAACGCTGGCATCTCACGGGTTAACTGATTAATTGAGTTTCCTAACGGATTAAAAGCACTCGCATAATTACCTACGTTTCTTTGGTATTTACCCATTGAAGCGTCAACGGCTTTTAACGTTTGGTCGTATTTCTGAATCCTATTTTGTAGGCTTGTGTAGCGTTGCTCCTCTTTAGCGGTTAGGTTGTTGAACAATTCTTTTCTAGTTGCCAACGCCTTGTATTCATTTGACAAAGCATTCATTTTAGCCTGAACCTTATTGTATAGGTTTGCACTTGCCTCCAGTTTGACTTGTTCGCGTTCTAAGGCTTTGACTTGTGCCTCTTTTTGCTTGTTTAAGCGCATTGTGGACGCCTCAGCTCTGTTTGTTGCCGTAATGGTTTGCTGTTGGGCTTGGGCTAGACGCTGTAACTTAATTTGCAAATCAGCAATTAACTTTTCTTGTTTGACGTATTCCGCAGTTAATCCTTTAAGCCCCGAATCCACACCGCTAGGAGTGGTTATATTTTTAAACTTTTGGCTTACTTTATCTACACTCAACACGGTTTCAACCAACATAGAATTAAGCTTGTCTAAGTCCGCTAATGCCTTGGGTGATAAAATTTCTATGAACTCTGCCATTTTTTCGCTTTGTTTATTTCACTTATTTGTTTAGCTTTCTTTTTGAGTGCTACATAAGTAGCCAAAAGCATTGATTCTTTTAACAGCGCATTGTTGGGTAAAGCCTCGCTCAAATCAACCAACGAATCGAAATAGGTGTAATCCTTTGACTTACTTACACGTATCATTTCGGCAAATTCGGCTTTGTAAAACTCTAGATCTGTTTGCAAAATGCCTAAATCAACATTCAAAACCCGAAGCACCTCATCGGCAAATTGGTTGTTTTCATCGATTTCAATACCGCACCCATCTTTTAACGCTTTTAGCAAATCTGCCTGCAATTTGCGCGTTTTAGGGTAGTAATGCAACAAATGCAACACTTTACGCACTAAATCTATTTTATACTCCAAAATCGCTATACTTTTTGTCAATTCTAGGTATCTTTTAGCCTCTTTATCGTTCGATTCTAAATAAAATCGGTCATAAATCTGCATGAAAAGCGCCTTTAAATCGTCCTTTTTATTCTCTTTTGGCTTAGGTTTTAGTAATTGGTAGTCTTGGGCTTCCAAAATATCAAAGAAAACCTTAGCTGGTATGTTATCGTAACTATCGTATTTTGGCATGATTTACCCGATATTAGCCGTTTTTTTAATGTTGTATACTAATGCAATGCGGTATATATCCCTTTGCCGTTGTTCAAAATATTCCTGAGAAATACCAAGAATGTCAATCCCGTACTTTCCTATCAAATCGTTGGTTTTTTCATCGCGCCCGTTGAAAATAAATGCCCTGCGTCTGTATGGTTGCAAGAACAACGAATTAAAGAATGAACGAGTCAATAATAAGTCGACATTACCGAAGCCTGCCAACGGGTTACGTTGGTACTTAAAATCCGCATAGCTTTGCCCCTCATCCGATTGAGAGTAACGCCCGATTTTATTCCCATCGGGTCGCTCCCCATGAGTGAACTCCGTTTCCTTACGCTCTTTTAGCGTTTTTTGGTCGCTTATTACGATTTCCTGTACCGTTTGCTCCATCCAAGTTGGGTTGTTCACTTTCGACAACCGCCGTATGTACTCCTTCGCTGATATTGCCATCCTTAACCGGGTTTTCAATTTTATTATTCAGTTCACCACACGATACACAACCGCTGTTTTCCTTGAACGGCATAGCCAAGAATTGATCAATTACTTTCTCATTGCTTTGGTTTGTGCTTGTCTTTATCCATTCTTTGCGTTGCTCGTTATTCATTGCAAGGAAATTATCCAACGCTTTCCCTGACAAAATTAAATTAAATACTTCCATGTTTTACGTTTTATTACAAAGATACTAATTTATTTACACAAAAAAGTCACCCCGAGAGGTGACCTTTTTTAATAACTAAAAACTTGAAATTATGAAAAAACTTTTGTAAATGTACTAAATAGTTTTTAATTACGCAACAACCGTTATAGCTGGGGTCGTTCCCCGGTAGAATTTATCACCGATTTTAACCGCACCATCCACACTATACAATTGCGCTACCACCGATTGCCCCGCCGTAATAGCGGTATCAGGGGTAATTTCGTACTTCTTAGTAGTCGTGTTATACGTTACCGTATCGATTGGAGCTACAACACCGTTAACAGTCAATCTAAAGTTAGCATCGGTAAAGAACGTAAAATTAAACTGCTCATTGTGTAACCATACAGCCGAAACGTATACTTTGTTATCCGAAGCGTCCGCAGTTCCTGTCAATTTAACGTCAGTAATACCGTTTAACTCAGTGTTCGGGTTAAAGTCCAAATTAGCCAAAGGGAAAGCGTACTGATTGTATTCTTGTGGGTTTGTAATTTGGAATTTTAAAACGGATGAAGCGGAATTAGTACCGTTATTCAACTGATAGCCTCCTGTGTTTAACATACCGATTGAAAAGCCTTTAATGGCCGTTGCGTCGATAGTCTCGGCACACAAAATAACACCCGTTTCAAACACTAATAACACATCGTATTGAGTGTAAGAGTTGTAAGAGTAACGCGCTTTGTGTCCTGCGATTCCGTCTTTAAACGTAAACGTCAAAGTCGGTTTTCCTTGACGTACTACCGACATTATACCGCTTTGCGATTCCTCAGTAGTCGGGTCTGGTGTTTCGGCACCTGCATCAAAGCAATTAACCATAGGGATAAATAATCCTGATTGGATTTGGTCTTGAACGTATGCTTTGTTAAAAGTTCCGCTAGTCTTGTTTAAAGACCACCCTTTAGGCGCAAGAATCAAACCGCTTGGCAATCCCTCGATAACTTGACAGGATTCGATGCCTGTTCCTAATCTATTTGTGGTACAATCTGTACCTGTTAAAATAGCCATATTTTAAAAATGAATTTTGTTTAAACAATTTGTTGTATTGAGAAATTTAATCTCAGCTTCCAACACAATAGCGTTACATATGTAAGACAGCGTTTTATCGACTTCTTGTAAACTAAACTTTGTTACCCTTGTAGTTCTTATTCTCGCCTTGTCAATCAATGAAATGCCACTTTGTCGTAGTGCTGAAATTAAATTATCGGTGATCGGTTGTAATACTTCCTTAAAATCGTATTGGTATTGATACGGGTTAAATTCCGTTGGTACTTGCGCAATTGATACGATATTAATTTTAGCATTACGCGTAACGCTTTGCTCGTTTAAATCATGCGTATCAACTCCGTTTTCAAGCCAAATTAACGGGAAAGCCGTAGTTTTAGCTTGTTTTAAGTACGCGAATAAATCGCTTGAATCGCCCCAATTGTACTTCACATCGAACTCGTTGCTTTTTACATCGGTAAATGCTGGTAACTCATCGACTAAACGCCCTAATTCGGTTTCAAATACTATCATATACCAAACGAATTATAAGGTTCGTAAAAACGGTATTTCTGTAAGTCTACGCTTGCGAAATCGTCTTTTTTGTCATAAAGGTATCGGTAAAGCGATACTTCCACCTCGTCGTTGTTAATACCTAACCAATCGATAAAACGCCCGTCGCAATATACTTCGGGTTCGTTTAGATAATTGCCTTGGTACTTATTAACGAAAGTTGTTGACATGTTTGCGATTTCGTGCTGTGGGCTTACAAAGACTCCCCTTTCAGGATTCAGTTGTACTACACCTACACCGTGTAAGTTTTGCGCATTAAGGAATAAGTACTCCGCTTTCACTTGGTAGGCTAATAACGAATAATCGCTATCTAAGCCATCCCAAACTTTCCCGTTGTATTCATCCCCTTGCACAAGTTTTTTCCATTTAGCGTTAGTCGGGTTATTAATATCTGCTAAAGCTAATATAAGTTCATTATAAGCCGTTACGCCTAAAGCATTGAGTAACACATCACGCTCAACCTTTGTAATCAATCCAGTAATAGCATCGTTTACGTTTGGAGGCGTAGCGGATGCGTTGGCAACAGGATACGATTCCGCTATTGGAATGTACAAGGCGTTTGCCTTTGTGAAATGGTCAAGCGTTATAATTGGCATTACTCTTTGTTTTCTTTAGATTCTTTTGCTTTTTTAGGTGCTTTGTCTTCTTTTAACACCGCTACCTTTTCAACGCTGATTAACAAGGAGGCTGTTTGGCTGTCCAAAACAACCTCCTGTCCTTTTTTTAAAGGGGTATTTTCAACGTCTTTCGTAAGTACTACGGCAACGTTCGGCATAATTTACGTTGCTAAAGTAGTTAACGCAGTTGTAACGTTGGTACAATGCAAGAAGCCTGTACGGTCAACTACACGAATAAGCATAGCCAAACGCTTACGGGCTTTGATTGTTTTGGTATCGCTTACAAATTGAGCGTTAACCATACCCTCAGAGATTTCAACGCCCGTTTTTTCGTAGATAGTAGCAAAACGTCTATCACCTACTACCAATTGGTTGTCAGGCATATTGTTATCCTCTACAACTACCAAACCTGCGATAGTTCCGTTTACAGGGTCAAACAAATAGTTGTTATCCAAGTCTTTTGCAAGGTAATAACGGTCAAAAGTATCGGAGTTCATAACCACGATGTCGGGGTTGTATTTTGAACCACGCCCTTTAATAATAGCGGTACGCATTTTACGAACCAAGTCTTTGATGTTTGCGCCTGCGATACCACTTGCAACAGGGGTGTAGTCGGGAGCGGAAGTCAAAAGACCTGTGAGGTTTTGACCTGTACCATCCCCGTTGATAATTTGGTCGTCAATCTTAGTGTTTACGTTAACATCTAAGAAACGCTCCAATTCGGCTGCGGCTGCTGCGGCATCCTCTCCAAATTCTTCAGTAACAGGCAAAGTGTCACCAATTTTTCGGATAGGCATAGTTCGCTCGATAAACGTAGCGGTGGATTCGGCAAATGTACCACCCTCCGCAACTACTGCGGCTGCACGTGCTGTTGTAGCCTCATCCCAATCGTGGTATTTGATAATACCGTTGTCGTTTGCACGATTTGACAAGGTGATTTTTGGCAATACATCGTACAATGCACGGGCTTTAACACCTAATTGACCAATTTCAGGCAATACATAAGCGTTAGTGTTACCGCTAATCGATGCACGGTTAGTTAACGCTTTGATTTCAACGTTTCCACGTTGACCGCCTGCGATGTTTTTAATCGTTTCGAACTTTTCGCTAACTTCTTTGATTAAAGCATTTTCGTTTGATTGTGAACTTTTTTCCTCGATAGACAAAGCCAATTCGTCTAATTTAGTCGAAAGGTTTTTAATCGCATCGGGGTCAGTCAATGAAGCCTTAATAGCTTCTAAATCGGTTTTTAAGGCATCGTAGTCAGTTTTCGATACCGTTTCAGTTTTAAGGGCGTCAATTTTAACCTCAAAACTTTTGATTAATTCAGTTACTTCCATTGTGTAAACTTAAATTTTGTGAATAATAGATTTTAATTGTTCAAATGCTTGAGTGTCGATTGACGGCTCGTTTTGTTCCGATGAAGTGTCTTTGACGGCTTCAACTGATATTGTAGGAGTCGCATAGTTAGAACCCCTAACTACTGCGCTACCCTCGATTATTTTTGCCTCGGTAACAGCCCAAAAATAGCCCTGTTCGTCCGCTACTTCCTTATTGGCTATTTCGTTGTAATATTTATCCCACACTGCCTTTTCATCAATATCGTATTTCGATTCTGAGTTTAACGCTAATTCGAGTTTAACATATCGCATGCCGACGGAATGTTGGTTAACATAACCCTTTGCGTATTGTTCAAACATAAACGGGTTACGCTCTTTGTCGATTTCAACGTTAAATGTTAATGCTTCGGTTGTACCGTTGAAGTTTAGCCCCAAGTCTTTCCATTTAACCTCGTTAACGCTGGCTTGCACCTTATCGGTTATGATATGGTCAAAAGTCATTCGGTGTTCTTGCAACAAAAGAATGTTTTTAGATTCCTTTGCCGACTTATTCCAAATACCCTTAATATGGACATCCCCATGCGAATCCAATAAATTGGTTGTATTAATAACTAATTCGGCTTTTAATTTTGTTGGGTTATCGGTTGCGCCTTGTGATTTGTTTGCGTTTTGATCATCATTAACGGTTACACAATGCACGGTTGCATCCGCTTCTTTGGTAATCATTTTCTTTTGAGCAATAAGAGTAGACTTATTCGCTTTTAACTCAGCAAATAATTCCTCTTTGGTTGCAAACTCCTTGTTTGGAAACTCTTTAACTACAATCATTTCTTAATCGTTTTATCGTTTAAAAACGCTTTCTTTTTATCTTTGATAGACTTTCGCACATCAGGCTTTAAGTCTTTTTTTTCTTCTAACTTTTTAAATTCTTCTTTTGTCATAACCCTAAATTTAAACGTTGCTGTTTGCTTAGTTCGACCGCTTCCGCATCGGTCATTGTGCCATTTTCTTTAGCTAACTTAATAGCATTTTCCAACTTAATAAGCGTGTCAATCTTTTGGTTAACCACTGGTTGCATGATGTTCAAATGGTCATAAGAAGCAATTAAGCGTTCACCTTTGTCGTATAACCCCCATTGTTGGGCAAAACTATTCATAGTGCTTTTTGCCGTTGGAATAATTGAATTTTGCAAATAACGCAGTTCGCCCTTTTCTTGGTTTTCAAACGTAGACGAACCAACGCCAAACGGATTAAGTACGTCCTTGTTCATATCAAAAGCCAACAAGCATTTGAGCATATCGTTTGCATATTGCTCATCCAAATACAACTTTTTTAAGTCGCTGACAAGGTGTTGTACTTCAACGTTGGCACGATTTGTTACAATTAAGTTTTTAGCCGAGATTACACGTTCGATAGCGTTTTTATCGTCGGGTTGTAATTGGGATTCGTTACCATCGGAGGTATTACGTCCCAAGTACTTTTGCGACATTTGCAGATTGACGTTCTTAGCCTTTAAATTTTCGGATATGTTACTTAGGGGTTCGATAATACCACGGACACGGCTTGGGGATTGCATAAAGCTATTACGCTCTAAGCCATTGCCCAAGTCATAAAAGGGTATTAATTCCGATAATGGTATTTTGATTTTCTTAGTGTCTAACTTGTACTCAATCTCCCGTTCACCATACTTTTTGAAGTCGGCTTCGGTAAAGATAAACTTATCCAACTTATGCGCATCATTTAAATCAATTTCAGAGGGGATAAGGTTGTACATTGATTTCGGTAACGCATCACTACGGAATGCCTTACGTTGGTAAGTGTAGTTATATCCCGATGCGGACATGAACCACATTTGCTGGAAAAAGAAATCTTCACGGGATTGGAAGTAATTAGGATTGTTTAATAAAGCAACTACGGGGCTGTTTTCGATTACTTCGCCACGGGTGTCTAAGTGCTTAATTTCCAATTGGGAATAGATATTAGCTCGAAGGGCAATAATGGTCATAAGTACGGGGTTGGCAAGCGATAATTCAAGGTAACGACCGTCGTCTTTTAGACCATTCGCGTCAATTGTGTACCACCATTCTCCTAAGCGGTTGCGCTCGGCTCTTACGTAGCCTAATTTTCCTAGTAGTGTGTTTAGCATAGTTTTAACCCCGTTTCACAACGGTATTATTGGCAAAGTTAATAAATTATTTTATACAA